AATGCCGACCTCGTTCTTCGCGCGGTCGACGTCGACGACGTGGATATCTTTCGCCATGTGGTGGAACCAGTTCGCCTTACCCGTGCGGTTCGCCGAGTAGTAGGTGACCGACTTGATCCACTCGGGCGCCGACGTGTCGACGGGGATCAGGCCGGGGTACTGGATATCGGGATAGACAGTCTGGTACACCTGACTCTCGATGTACGAGGTCTGGGATACCAGAAATCCCAATGCCTGCTGGTCGGTGACCAGATTGTTTAGACGAAGCATTTTCTCTATCTCCTTATGCCGCGTCAGGCGCGGCCGTGAGTTCAGTTAACCTACGAAAGGTTCAAGGCTCTTCTTAAGAAGTAGCCTGACCATACGTCGGCAGTTGAAGGATCGCGCGACCACCGGACGCACACGACGTTTTCCATCGCGCACCGAGGACAGGACCGATGCCACCGGCATTGGACCAGACGCCAGTGGTAGCGTTGAAGTGAACGGGATCACCGATCGCGACCGCGACAGCCGGTTCGACCCAGATCTCGCCGCTCTCGAGAATACCCATCGAGTTCGGCGGCATGTACTTGTCGCCGTTCTCGTTCACGAGAGTCACATCCTTGATGGAGCATCCGCGGAAACCCGCGAGCGTTCCACCAATGATGGTGCCGCGATCCGAGTTCGCACCACGAGAGACGGCGAGGCCGAAGCCGATTCCGGCCACGGTCTCGCAGGTCCCGGTCGAAGAGCGCGCGTTGTCGAAGTTGCCAGCCACCGTTCCCGGGCTGTTATCGAGCGGCTGCTCGTTGTAGTCAGTCTGGTATGCCATGACAGATTTTCTCCTTGTCAGGCTTGTTGATACTTAGACCGCGAGATCGCGATCAGCTGAGTTGAGTTGAGCGACTACTGCTTCCAGGCGTTCTGCAGGCGCTCCATGCGCTTGTCGAAAGCCTGATCGACAGTGAGGGCACCATTGGGAGCGGGGGCGCTGAACGACCGGGCGACATCGCCGATGTTCGAACCGGAACCGCTGACATTGGTGACATCGTTGTCCTTCACCATTGCGGCCAACGTGTCGAAGCTCACCTTGACCTGTTCGTCCGGCCAACCCTTCGCCGCGTCGCCGAGCTTGGCATCAACGACCTGACGACGGATGTCGGCATCGGTCTTGCCGTCCAGAACCACCGACGGGTGAAGCGCCTTGGCCTTGCCGACCATCTGCGAACGATCGCGAACCATGGCTTCCAGCTTCTCCGGAGTCATGGTCGAATCCTTCACCTGCGCTTCGAGGGTCGCCACCTTCGTGGTCGCCTCCGTGAGATCAGCGGTGAGCTTCTTGATCTGCTCATCCTTGTCGCTGATCGCCTTCGCATGGTCGGATACGAGAGTGGCCGAGGTCGCCTTCAGGGTGTCGATCGTCGAGTTGAGACCCTTGATTGCCTTGTCGACAACCTGAATGGCAGTGTCTTCCATCTCGACGGTGATGCCGTCAACTACGTGCTTAGTCATTTTCGTCTCCTTGTTTTGGGAAGCGTCCGTGACACTGCCCGGTTGTTTGTTCACAATCGCAATCAAGGATCGAGCAGCCACCGTGATGTCGCCGTCCCCATTCGCGATTGAGTTCGTGACGGCGGCCTGAGTGGCCGCCACGTTCAAGCATCCATCACGCATGACAGGATACTTGTTGCTGACCCCGAGAAACCCGGAGTCTGCATGAGTTGAGCTGGTGTCAAAGACACCATCGATCGTCTTTCCGCAAACGGCAGCGTTCATTGCTGACGCATACTCGCTGGCATTGAGACGACACTCGCCGCTTCCATCACCGAACCGAGCCATGTGGCCCGCTCGCGCAGCATCAACGAACGCGACGTGGTTCACGTTGATGTTCTTCTGGATACCGTCGTACGCCTGACCATCGGGAGTCATGCCCGGCGTCATGTCGAGATCGCACGTGTATCCGACACTGAGTTCCACCTTGCCGTTCTTCGTGTCCTGAATGGTCTTGTCATCCATGAGGACCATTGGAACGCGGATGAAATCACCGTCTCGCGCGATCTCATCGCCGATCTGACCCTTGGCGTACTTGCTCCAGTTCTTCGAGTTCACCGGCTCAGGTGGGTGATCGTTCGTGATCGGCTTGTGTGCAAAGGTGTGCATCGAATTGGTATCGAACACCTGATCTTCGGGACGGTAGATCTTCACGATCTGCTTGTCCGAGACGCCGACCTCAGAACCGCGATACAGTTGAATTCCAGTTCGAGCGACACGTGGAGCCGCAACCAGATATCCGTCCTGCGTGACGCGAACCTTCGACCCATCGTCCAACGTGATTGGACAGTTGTCGGTGATCTTGATGCTTGGCATCATGGCCTCCAGTATCGACCGATCCACGAGGACGCGGCCTGTGCTTCTGTTGACCACGGCTTTCGACTGCCGTGGAAGAATACGAGACGATGCTCACGACGAAACTGCGCCAGATGGACACAGTGAAGTGGATAGGACGCGAACACCGGATAAGGAACGTGATTGCTCCCCTCCTTGTCGACGAGGTTGTACGACAACCAAGCCTGATCAGAACCAGCGAACCCGGCGCGACGTGCGATCTCGGGTGACTTGCTCGGATCAAAGTCAGACCAGATGTGCTGAAGGTCACCAGCCGTAAACATCTGGAACGAACCATTGAACACTCTTGGGTGAATAGCACCGGCAAGTTGCCAGCCCACGAATCGTCCCTCGGTCTCAAGAACACCGCGAAGATGCCCGCACACGACAGTGTCGAGGTCGATGCTGACGATACGCTCGCCAGCACGAATTCCCATCTCGATCTGCGTTGCTCGATCGTAGAGCCGAAGCCTGCGATAGCACGACGGGAGCCTCGTCGGCCCGCTGGGGTTCACGAGCTCGCTTCCATCCTTCCACAGTGGAAACGTCTCGCACTGCACACCGTTCGCGTCGTCCGTCACGCAGATGATACGGTAGTTCATGCCTACGAGGTTTCGCTCCAGCATGTCATACATCATGTTGACATAGACAGGGCTGTATGCGCCGATCATGTTCTCCTGTGACCATTTCCACAGAACGATGTGGTACACCTGTTTCACATCTCTCTCCGCCACTCGAAACGCACCGGGTTCTCAGCTCGATAGGCTGGACCCCTTCGCTTCTCGTTCAACACCGGGTTTCGAGCAGACCAGAAGTCTGTGTCCTTGCGTCCGTATCTGCGCGTGTTCGCATCAGGGCAGTCCTCGCGCCGCCACACCACGAGACCGAAGTCCGCAGGTTCTTCTCTCAGTCCGGAACCCCGAGCGCACTTGCGAAAGTTGCCGTCGCTGCCGTAGAACCCAGCAAAGTCCTCGTCGTAGCCGCCCATGGCCCAGAAGTCGCTGACCCGAAACAGGAACGTGTTCGGGTGACGTGGGATCTCCTGACTCGTTTTCAGAAACTGGCGCGGCAGATAGTATGCGTTCGTCGCGACGCCACCGTCAGCCACGAACTCTGTCATGTCGAGTGCATCGCGAGCCCTCAGCACGTGATCCATGTCAGTCATGAGCGCGAACGGCGTGTCGCACACCTTCATGCCGAGGTTCCTCGCGCCGTCCTGATTCCACGGTATGTCTGGTATCACACGATACACCGCGACGTCAAGCCCCCGACTGGAGAACGAGACCCGATCACGATAGATGATCGGCAGAGCGGGGGCATCGCGGGAGCCGTCGTCAACCACGACAATGCGCAGACGCTTGCACACGTCACTCGGATAGCTGAGCCACTGCTGTACCTGAATGCTCAGCATCTCTGGATTCTCGTAGTACGGAACCACGAGAGAAATGATCCGATCAGTCACGACGCTTTCCCCGTGAAGTACCGCGTCTTGAGCTTCGGCCTCTCGTCAGGATATCCGAGCGACGAATTGCCCTCACCAAGAGCATGATCAACAAGACACGGCACGCGATAGAGAATGCGAAGGTCACTACGCGCGATCGAATCTGCGACGATACCGTCAACGTTCTTGTTCCACTTTGGGTTGCTGAGGTATTCGTTGTAGATCTCGCTCTTCACCAGATCGAGAGCCATCTGTCTCGTGAAGAGGAAGCACTGCGCTCCCCAAGTCTTGATGCCGCGACTCGCGGCGTGCCACCCTCGCTCGAGTGGTCTGCCGCTCACCTCGACCTCGCGACTCATCGCGATAGGGAAGTACAGCGATAATGCACCGACAGTGCGAAGTCTCGAACTTGACCTGAGATCTCGTAGATCTCTCTCCAAGTCACCCCTGCACCGTTCAACCCACGTGATATCATCCTCGCAGACACAGACCCAGTCGTCGTTGCTGTTCGCGCGTTCGAGGAGGAGATTCAAGCATTGGTTCCAGTTCCGCAGGTTTCCCAGCGGCTCACGGTTGCTGGTGATCATGCATCCAGTCTCGACCCATCGCAGGTTCGGGTCGTCCGATGAGATCGTGACGTCGTCGACGAAACCGGCGCGACGCAGACTCTGCACCGAATCGAGCAGTGTCGGTCGAGGCCGAGGCGCAGTTATGATGCCGACGTGTATCACGGCAGTTTAATCCACCAGTAGGAGGCAGAATTACGGTAGTTCTTATGCTGCCGCACGATATACGTTCTCACGCCACCGACGCCGAAGTGTTCCTCGCAGGCGCGCTTGACACCGGGCCACAGATAGTCGTCGCCCGACATGATGCTGCCCGACCGCATCTTCGGAAGCCACGATGCTATGTCGTCGCGCGCCGCCTCGTAGCAGTGGTCACCGTCGATCATGATGTAGTCCACCGAGTCGTCGTCGAAGTTCTTGGCGACCAGAGTCGAAAGCGCGCGGTGTGGCTTGATGACTGATGCGACGCGCTCGGTGTTTCTGCAGAACAGGTCGAATGGCGATTCACTCAGGTCCAGGAAATATGGCGTGTCTCGAAGATCAGGACCGCCGTCGATCCATGGATCGATGCAGTGAAGCGTTATCGGCTTCCCCGAATTGATGATCTCAACGCCCATGAATGCGGCCGAACGTCCGAGCCACGATCCGATCTCGACGAATGTCGACGGCCTGTCTCGCGGCGCGTCTCGAACGACTTCTCGGTAGAGCTTGCTGAACGCGGCCCAGCCCGGGACTTCCCTGTAGTAATGTTCCATCTTCCTCAATCCACCTTGCTATATCGCAGCAGCGATGATAGCGAACAACGGAAGCCCGAGCGTTGCCCAGAGTACCTCGTCGGTCTCCATGTACTTGACGAGACCGACCACAGCTAGAACGATGCACGTCGTCAAGATCAACGCGAGCTTCGTTCTCTCACTCGTTACGTATTCAACGATCTTGCTCATTCCTGATCCTCTCTCGTCGAGAGCCCCGACAGTGGTGCGGCCACTGCCGGGTCTCATTCGCCCTACTGGGACTGAGTCTCGTCGCCGGTCGGCTGTTCGGTGCCACCGTTGTCGACGACGACCGGAGTGTCCGGAACGAGGTCATCGACGGCCTTCACCTTGTCGGCGATAGCCTGAGCCTGCGCAGCGAGCGCATCGATCTGCGCCTGCTGATCCGGATTCGCGGCCTGGAGCTGAGCGATCTTGTCGAGCAGACCCTGAGTCTCGGTCGCGATCTTCGCGACACCGTCGCTGATACCGTTGAGGCTGTTCTGTACGTCTTCGAGGCTTGCCATTACTTTCTCCAAGATATGGTGATTGTGCCGAACCAGTTCTTCAATGCGCCGCAGACGTTCGGCTCCCCTGCGAAAGCAGAGCATGTTGAATCTCCTCATGCTGGAACGAAGATGCACCGACACCGCGGATGCGCGGGTATCAGGGTTCTCGCTCTGTTGATCGTGTACGGTCCGTCCTCTGCGATGCCCTCGCACACCGGGCAGACCCTGTCATCTTCAGCGGTCTCGACGTTCACCTTGCCGACACCCTCGAACGAAGCCTCGAGACGCTCGATGCGACCGATGGTTGATCGACTTGGTGTTCTCAGTCTCGATGATCGACTGCCTGGACCAGTTCTCCTCGCGTCACCAATGCGTCGCGCCGCCTTCGCCTCAGGTATGAGGCCGACCTGCGCTATACCGGCCGACTCGTAGACGTCGAGCGTCGCCTCACCAAACGCCTTCACCACCAGAAGTTCGACCATGGCGGTGGACCGCGTGACGCCGACCCGGTCGATGATGTCCTGAACCTGTCGCGCCAGCTTCGGTGCCGACACCTTGACGAGAAGCCCATTGGCTACCACGCGAACAGCCTGCTGACTGACAGCCTCACAGATGCCCTGCAACTCAACGAATGCTAGCGTCGACAGTGTCCCGATCCTGTCCACACCAGATGTCACCACGACTGAGCGACCGAGCTCGTTCTCTGCATGACGAACGCCAGCATCGTAGCCGGACCGAATGAACGGTCTCACGAACATGCCGTCGTTCTGCTGAACCACGCTCAGCAGGACACTGTCGATCCACCGCTGAAAGATCTGAACTGATGGCGTGCCGCTGAGCGACGCGCCGACCGCAGCGGTGTTCGCGGGTCCACTCGACAACCCCAGCAGGTTCTTCTCGACCAGAGCCTGACGAACCATGACACGAGCCCTGCGCCAGTGTATCGCGAGCATCGTGTTGAACTGACGCCTGATCTTCGCAGTCCCGGTAGGATCGAGCTTCGCATCCTGAACGTCCTCGAGACACCGACACGCGTCGAACAGCCTCGTCTTGAACCTGTACGCCAAGATCTCACCAGCCCCCGATTGGTATGACGATGTTCACGATCGTCATCCCGATGCCAGCAAGAATGACAAGAAGTAACACTGTTCCAAAGAAAAGCAGTCTCACGACTCGACCTCACTCGGGTTGAAGGCTCCCTTGATTTCCTCAAAGATCTCAGGTCCGAGAAGGATTCGGCCGGTGTACGGCTGCACCTTCGAAAGGTCGAGACCGAGCGGGGGCTGATGCGTGATCGTGATGTGTGGCGTGTAGTCCTCGTGATCCCACGATGCGCCGTTTTCTCGCGCGGCCATGTTGCGATACTGGAGCGACGAGTTGCTAAATGCGAGCACGACGGCACCCTCGCCGAACTTCTCGATCACGCGCGGGCCACCGGACTTCACCTCGAGATTTCCCTTCTCGTCGCTGCTCCAGTCGTCGCTGCCGATCTTGAGCCAGTCGACCGGCGTCTTCGAATAGATGATCGTGACATGCAGATCCTCGACGACCGACTCGAAACCCTGCGACTTGGCCCACGACACGATGTCGTCTGCATTGAGCACGTCGCGTCGAACGTACAGTGACCGAGGCGTCGAGCTGGCGTCTCTCACGCGACGCGACATGGCGCGAATCGCGTCCGACTGGTTCTTTCCCTTGGTCTTCTTGACAGGCGCTCCACCGCGCGCTGATTGTGGGTCTGCGGCGGTGGAGCTACCGGCAGCGGTCGCGGGAGGACTAGCGGCTGCACCGGGTTCGGGATTGTTCGGATCAATGTTCGGATCAATGTTCGGGTCGACCGGAGGATCCTCTTCTTCCTGATTGTCGAGATTCGGGTCGTCGTCCCACTCATCGAGTAACGCTTGGAATCCAGGGTAGGTTCCGTCCTCGATGAGCTGCGCTTCGCGCGCCTTCTTGAGAACGACCTCGTTGATCAGACCCATGTTGAGATCGATCTGAGCTATGTCGGCCTTATTCTTCCACATCGTGGCTTTCTCAGCGTCGGTGAGCTGCCACAGCGGGTTCCAGTTGTAGAATATCTCGTCGACCCTGTCCTGCTTCATGCCACCGAGTGCGCAGCGAATCAGCACGTCGTCGAGGCGCTTGAGCTCTGGTTGAATCTCGTTCTTCTGGTGAGACGAGCAGCGATCGTAGTAGTTTCGCGTGTCACTGTCACCAGTTGCGCTGAGACCGGCGGGCGACTGACCGAGGAACCGCGTCACGGGTATGTCGAACGCACCGGACACGATCAGGAGAAACAACTTCTGTATGTCTGGAAGTGTGTTGAAGTTCGCCTCGATTCGCTGCCACTCTTCGTCCTTGTCCATGACGAGTGTGCGATACACCGACTTCGCGACACTCGAGAAAGTGAACCTAGCCTTGAGGTCGTTCTCATATTCCTCGGTGGCGATGTTCTTCGAGAGTCCGGGAATCTTGATGATATCGATCTTGGTCTCGGCAACCATCTGCGCGACTGAGTTCGTCACGAGACCAGCTCCGACGACTGCCTCCTGCACGACCTGAAGAACGCTGTCGCCCCAGCCTCCGGCCGGTTGCGTCAGATTGTTGAGCACTGGCGCACCGACGAATCGAACGATACGCGACGGGTGAATTCTCGAGGCCGCCGTGAGCGTCGTCCCATGAAGCGAACCCGATGCGGTGAAATACTCTGGTTGTCCGTAGAACTCCGACATGATATCGGTCACCAGCGGGCCGCTGCTCAGTTCGTGACGACTGACAGAGTGAAGAAACTTGAGAGAGCCCTCGCGTAGCCTGTCGAGGTTCAGCGGCTTGTCGAACGTCTGTCCATCGTCTGCTCCGATGACCAGTGCTCCACCGCCGTACAGTCTGGCCCGCTGAAGTGACATCATCACCTTGCGCTGGACCATGAACTTCTTCTCGAGACCTTCGATCTTGGTGATAGCGTCGGGGTCAGCCTGCCACGAGCGCCACTCGCGCGTCGCGTCGAATGCAGGGATGTCGATACCCTTGCGCGTGATCCAGTCTGAGCGATAGGCTGCCTCGAGCTGCTGCTGACTCATCTCAGTGTGGATGAAGGCGGTGCCTGTCAGCTTGTCAGCGTCACCTCCCAGACCACTCATCGCGTTTCGCAGTCCATCGGTCGTCGCCATTGACGGTTTCGACACCCGAGGCGTTGCTCTCTTGACCATCAGGTCAGCTCCCTATAGGTACCGAGCCCACTTCATGGACTCATCGTACGAGTTATCAGTCTGCGCGAGTTGCGCGAATGCCCCGGCAGACGCGTCGACCTGATCCTTGTACTTGCCGGACGGGAACGCCTCGTGCTCATAAAAGAACGGATCGTTCCACTTCTGGTTCCGCAGGACCGAGATGTTTCCGCCCTGCCACTGCGCAGCATAGGGTTCGGCTCGCAGCTCCTTGCTGCCGGTCACCTTGTCCTTGTAGACGGGATATCCTGCAAGCATCTCGATCGTTCGCTCGGCCGACTCCTTACCACCCGAGCCCGGCTCCTGTTCGGTGATGATGCGAACGTTACGCCTGCCGAACCGCTCGGCGTCCGACTCAGCGGTCTTCTTGATCATTCGCTCACGTTCCCAGGCATTCCACTGCCCCCGAACAACGTCGGTCACGATCCATCCGCCGGTCTTGAGCGAGTGCATCCTCACACCGCACGTGAACGCGCCGCCGTCCTGAGTTCCGGCCTTGTCCCAGTATCGAACAGTGGCCTTGATCTCCTTGTCCTCAGGCATGGCCTGCACGACGGGAACGCGATCGACAGGGAAGATGCCGCCGCCGACCACGATCGGCGATTGCTGATACAGGCTCTCCCACGACGCGACCGTCATGAAGCGGCGGCGATCCTCGAGAAATGTCTTCGACTTGAACTCGGGAAACAACGGAACGTCGAGCTCGGTTCGCAGATCGTAGTCACGCTCGATGGACTCCTTCGTGCTGAGTGCCGGGTAGCTGATGACCGTCGCGTCTGGAAAGAAGTTCATGAAGCGTCCAGTCGGATCGTCAAGATCCCACCGAGTTGCGGTGAGTATCATGCCCGCGAGATCGTTGAACCGAGTGAAGAAGTCGTCGGTGAACCACGTCCATATCTTGTCGCGCATCGCCTTGCTGCTCGCGGCAGCGCGGCCCTTGATCGGATCGTCGATGAGACCGATGTCCAGCGTCTTACCGTTGATCTGGCCGTTGATCGTGGTGTTGCGAAAGCTGCCGCGATGTCCGACGAACTCGATGAACCGCGAGTTGCGCTTCGCCCGTCCTACCTGAGTGACCACGTTGGACGTGCCGATCGTCGTGTCCGGGAACACCAGCGGATATCGCTCATCGTCCAGCGTTCGCTGAACGTGCGAGTTCGCTGCGGTTCCCAGGTCACTCGAGAAGCTGGCGAAGATCATCTTCAGGTCCGGGTCCATGCCCGCGAACCACGTGATGGCGTCGTGCATCCCCCGCGACTTGCCGTGCTGAGGCGGTGCCTCGATCACGAGCTTCGGCCGCTTGCCAGCCTTCAGGTCGAGGAAGAACTGCTGAAGGTTGTCGCTCAGGTCCTTCGCGAACCATCCCTTGATGAGCGTGTCGTCCATGAAGTTCCGGTAGGCCCAGAGATTCCTTCTGGCCTGCGAGGCGTAGTACTCGGTGATGAGCTCGATGTCATCCTCAGTGAGCTTCATCATCCGTTTCACGTGATCAGACGTGACACGACTCTCAGCCTCGCGAAGCTCGCGATAGAACGACGTCATACCGAGGGAGCCTTCGGCATCGGCCCGGCCACAGCCTCGAGCGAGCGAGCGATAGTGCCGATGCAGCACATCACGTGAGAAAGGAGCGCGACGCCGGACCTGAGCGCAGCAGCATTATCGTTGCGATCAGCGGCCTCGGTCAAACTCTGGCAGTGGTTCTTGATCTCGTCGTCACTCAGCATCGTCGTCCTCCTGATCCTGATCGTCGTCTGTCGGCGTCACGTCGATCACGTCCTGATCGGTCCCGAGACCGGCGTCGTGGTCGACGAAATCCATTCCCCTGCGAGCCGCCTCGGCCTCGTCGTCCTCTCGATCACGCCTCGCCTCCGACTCACCAACCTTGTTGGCGACCATGTCGAGGAGAAGCGGGGGCACGGGAATGCCGCGCATCCTCAGACGCTCTGCAGCTTCGCCCGGAGTCAGTCGCTTCTTGGTCATGTCCTTGATCTCGTGCTGCGTCGGCATGATCTTCTCGAGCATGCGACCGAACACCGCTGGCTCGGTTCTCGCGAGCCACGCGAGATAGCCAACCATCTCGTCCTTACCCTTGCCGTCGCGACCGACCATCGCCGCTGCCTCGAGAACGGCCTCCTTCACGCGATACTTCATCGCGGTGAGCCTGCCCCTCGGCTTGCCGGGATTTCCCTTCTGGAACCCGAACGGCTTCTTCGGAGGCAGCGGTTCGCCTCTCGCCTTCTTGGCCTCCAGCTTGGCCGCGCGTGTACGGTGCCTCGCGGCCTCCAGTCGCTGTTCCCGCTTCTCCTCGGCGGTCAGTGGTTTCTGCTTCATCTTCCTCTGCGAGCTCGCACTCACTGGGTCACTCCGTCAGTCTGTTATGGAACTGGATTCTCAGGCGAGCTTCGCCGTCACCCCTCCCGGGGTCAACCCTCAGCTCAAGCCCTCATTCGACCGTCAAGTGAGGTCGGCCACCGGATGCGTCGACGTGACCACACGGCCAAGCATCGAGAATTGAACTTCGCATCTCGCGCTGTCCATCATGCGCGTGAATTCGCCGAGGATACCGGCGAACCGCCCCGAGCGAGGACGAACCGGGTCGCCGCATCGGAACAGGCGCATCACTGGATCAACGTAGTAGCCGAGCTCGTCGACGCTCCCCGTCATGAAGAACTGGACATCGACATCACGTACAAGTGACGGACATCCGTTGTTCATGATCAGGCGAACAATCCCTCGCACGGCCGGGATAGATCTCCACGATTCGCTCTCTCGAACGAACACGTAGCCGGGAAAGAGCGGGATCACGCGACGCTCGCCGGAGGAAGTGCGAGGGAGTCGCGTTAGGGGATATTCAGCTTGGAAGTCAGCGGCGCGAAGTGAGCGACGTGCGTCGAGTTCGAAGCCGTCCCAGACTTCGGCGACCATCCAGTCTTTCGCTTTCGCTCTCCGCTTCCTCGCCATTGAGCATCCCGGGTTCCCAACCGTGCTGCCCCAGCGGCACGGCATCGGCGGGTTACCACGGCCCGGCACGGCTGGCAAGGCCTCGCCGCACTCCCGCGCGTGACACCGAGGTCCCATCCGGGGGTTGATCCACGCCAACCGTCGCCGCCCACCGCGTCGCTGCGCCGCACCGCAGCAAAGCCTTGTCGGCCGGATGCTATTCGCGCAACGCCGGTAGAGGGCGTACTGCCAGCACAGGCACGCTCACGCATGGGGGAAACAAATTCTACCCTGCCCGCCGCGTGTTAGGGCCAGCAGCGCAACATGCTGTTCTCATTCAAGTTTTGAACAGCGCCTTCCACTACAAACTACACCTTCGCAGCCCCCGGATCGCGTCCAAAAATTTCCAATTGGAGCAAAACTGGTCGCGCGCCGCCACTCCCAGCAGCACTCTAATACAACCGGAGGTTTGTCAAGAAAAAGTCGCACAGCCCAAAAACGCCCTGCAACCTATGTTAGTAATTGACCCCTTATTTCCACTCGATTTCCACTGCTCTACCGCGCTGCAACATCGCCCAAAAATATTTTTGCACAGCGCAATTTTCCGCGCGCATCGCTGCCCTACTTGTGGCAACTTGCCCCCCGGCCTGAACACCGGGGCAGGCTCGCAGAACTCCACTAACAGCAATCGTTTCCACTACGCTTCATCGAAGGGGCTGACTCATGCATCTCAGGAGACACTTGTCCATAATTGCGTTCATCGACCACCGGCGTCCGGTTCTCGCTCACCGGCTCCGCGTCTACTTCAAGCTGCCGCCGGGTCGCTTGATCTACACCATTCCCGCTGCCGGTCTCTGTCAGGCCGACGTCGTGCTCGCGCTCATCAGGTTCGGCAGCGAGAGAGCCAGAGAGATCGCCGAGCTGATGATCGGGAAGCCGATCACGATCTGCCCGTCGTGTCTCCTGCGGTACAGCTACAATCACGCCCGCCCGCGCGTGTCGCTGCAACCAGTCATCACTTGGGTTCTCCCGAACCCTCCCCTTCGGCAGAGCACCAAGATCGCGCACTGCTACAGCGAATTCCGCGTCGGAAGAACGCGCGAGCAGCTTCTGTATCGCGGAGTCAGTCGCGGCGACATACGCAGAGCGGTTCGGAGGGGATGGATCAAGATGAGTGAGGGAGTCAGGGTGTGAAGAAGGTGAAGAAGACCGTCGCCAAGAAGGTGGCGAAGAAAGCCGTGAAGACCACGGCGAAACGAGTCAAGGCGAAGCCCAAGGCGAAGGAGAAACCAGACCTGAGTCTGGTCGAGAAGGCCGCGCCGTTCGTGATTGACCCGAACCGCAAGCAGACGATCGTGACCAAGGATCGTCGCCTCACCCTCGACGTGGTTCCAATTCCCGGGCTGCTGCCCGGCGAGCTGGAGGCCATCTTGAAGCGCGAAGGAATACGGGAGAGTTACGAGGACTGGAGCACGGTGAACCCCGTGATGCGCGCGCTGTCAAGTGTTGGCGGCATCGCGAGCGTGACCGTGGTGAGCGAGACCGTGAAGACGATCCTGCATCGCGGAGCAACTTGGGCGAACGGGCGATGCGTGTCGCTTGACGGCGGCATCACTCGTCTTGCCCGAGATGACGAAGAGGCTGCATAGTTGCAGAAAATCAGCAAGGAAGGACCACGACATGACACACGTGACACAGACACATTCAATTGTACTGCCCGACAAGCCGTCCGAATTGATCGGGATCGCCATGCAAGACCTCGAGCGCGTCGAGAATGATTCCAGGTACGCCGTCGACATGGCTACTTGGCACGAGCCGAACCAGCGAACCGGAATCTGCAGCGTCTGTCTGGCAGGGGCGGTGATGACTCGCGTTCTCGATCCGCGAAGCGAGGAGTTCATGCTCCACCGACATGACATTTTCGACGATAGAACTCGGATGAAGCTCGTGGCTCTCGACTACTTCAGGTGCGGATACGTTGATGCGGCACTGTCGCTGCTAGACATTGACTGCAATATCATGTCACTGCGACGACGGCGGCAGATCACGCCGTACGAAACGAACCCTCACCACTTCAGGGAGGACATGAACGATCTTGTCAAGCTCTTGAGGAATCACGACCTGTGAGCCCAGCTCCACGGAGTCCAGCTCCACGACGCGTCAAGAGACGGAGCCCCGACGACGGGCTCCGTGCTCTATTCAGGAAACACCTTCGCGAGGGATTCATCTGGACCACGATCGAGACCGGCATGGTCACGCAGGGAGTGGCCGACAGCAACTATCTCTTCAGGGGAGGGGTGGAGGGCTGGGTGGAGTACAAGGCCACGAAGACCGGATGCGTGAAGTTCAGGCCAGAGCAGATCGGCTGGCATCTTCGCCGTCATAGATACGGCGGTGTCACGTGGATCGCGGTGCGGTGGCGGCGAGACGACGGTTCTCAGGATGATCTCGTCATGTTTCAGGGCGCCGACGTCGAGTCGGTGGCGGCGTCTGGCGCGCGCAGCAATCGCGCCGTGCTGCGCGTTTGCGGCGGCCCGGCCCGCTGGCAATGGGCCGCAGTGGCGCGGCTTCTTACTAACCGTTAGTTGCGTCCCAGACCACTACAACCAATAGTACATGCCTCGTGCGGCCCCACAGCGAGCCGCTGGGATGGGTTTCGGCCGCCCGGCACCTTACCCAGCCCGCTGCCCCGGCCAGCCTGCCAGCGCGGCACCTATGCGGGCCGCCGCGCGCCCGGCCCGGTAGCCCCTTGGCGGCCCGGCCAGCCCCAGCCCCAGCCCCAGCCCCAGCCCCAGCCCCTTGAGCGCGGCAACCCGCCCTAGCGGGCCGCCTCGTAGCTTCGCAGTATGGCAGCGTATTGGTTGTCGGTGAGATAGCCGTTTTTCTCCCAGAACTGCGTCACGCTTCCGAGAAACATCTGGAAGTCGATGGAGTTCCTGCGTCGGCCCAACGCGTCGAGCATCATCGCGATGTCGTCTCCGGTGTTTCGGCCCCGGCTGCCGTCGTACTTCTGGCTCTCTGCCCTGCGACCGTAGGCCGCGCCACTCGGCTTCGGGTTGAAACCCCTGCCGCGCTTCGACGGCGGCACCAGATGCGATCTATCGGTTCCGCTTCCTCCGAGCACGTCACCCCAGTGAAGGCCAGCTTCTCGCAGCATCTTGTTCGCGAGCCGCAGCGCGTTCAGCGCCTCCCCGTCGGCGCTCGACTCGGTCATTCTCATCAGCTTCGTCAGCCGATCCCTGTCCACGCCCCCGCTCATGGTTTCACCACGTCAGTCGTGAGTACCGCCATCACGAGGATGACCACGAGAAGGACGATGATCAGGACTGCGAGCCACGTCGGTATGTCGTTATTCTCTGACATCCATCAGTCTCCGAACAGACTCAGTTGCTTCGGCTTCAGTTTCTTGGGCGGCTTGGGCGGCTTTGCTTTTGTCGCTTTCACCGCCTTCGAAGCGGGGGCTGTGACGGACTTGAGCGGCATGTCCCACGAGATTGGCGAACCCGGACCCGGCACACTCACGGCCAGTCTGCTGCTCTGCACCTTCGCCTTCCATCCGAGAATGCGGTACAGCCCGCACAGCTCGAGTATCCCCTCGGCCTGCTCCTTGGTCGCGTAGACGCAGGCATCCTTCTCGTTGTCGACCGCTCCCCAGTCCGAGTGGAGCGACGGCTTGCCCCGACCCTTGCTGATAGATATGACCCAGCTCATCGCAGGCTCCTTCTTGCTGCAAACGTGCAAGCGGGCCGACCACCGCTGGGAGATCGACCCGCTCGTCAGGATCAAGTAGTACCTGGGACCAGTCGGTTACTTGATCGTGATCCAGCCCTGCGCCACCGAGTAGCTCAGGGTCCCGGTCTTGCCGCCGGACTTGAGGAACTGCTCGACGGTCTTGCCGTTATGCTTCATGAGGTTGGCGACACGATCGAAGCGACCGGTGCCAGCCTTGGTCGGGTTCTCCTTCAACTTGACGTTGATCGTGGCCTCGGGCTTGAACTTGGAGCGGCCGACCGGAGTGCGCGCGTTGTCACTCGCCTTCTTGGCAGCCTTCTTCGCCGGAGCCTTCTTGGCCTTCTTCGCGGGCGCTTTCGTGGTCTTCTTGGCACTAGCCATGTTAGTACTCTCTTTCTGATCTACGTGATCTACGTCGTTGTCACCCTTCTGCGCGGCGGGTTTCGCCGGCTTCTTCGGGCTGACCGGAGCTGCCTTCTTGGCGGCACCAGTCGCAGGCTTCTTCTGCACCTTTTTCTCCTTTGATGCAGCAGTCTTCTTGGCCCCTTTGTCTGCGGTCTTCTCCGTGGGTTCACGTGAGTTTTCCGCCGCGAACTTGACGATCTCAGGGTGAAGAACCTCGATGACTTCGCGCAGCTTGGTGTCATCGTCCGTCTCGACCAGTTGCTCGTCGGGCACCACATAACCAATATCGTGCGCCGTTGCAAGCATTTCCGAGTAGACCTCGTGAAGTTGTTCGAGACCCAGGATGCTCAGGTCTTCAATCTGCTTCGTCCAGTCCTTGATTTCGATAGCCATGATTTTCTCTCAGTCCCTATTCTTCAGTTAGAAATGACAAGGGCGAATTCTCTTTGCCCTATTCCCCTAGATACATCGGCTCCTGCACCGATGCAAACTCTTTCTCTCCACGGGTCAGGATTTCTTCCCTCCGGCCCATGGTAGCTCAGCCCGGGACAGCACTTGCATTCCTTGCTTGTGTAGGGTGTCCACGATGATGCCGGGCGGGGAAGGTCTCCGCTCGGCCTTCTTGTCAACGATCCGCGCGAAGCCGCTGCTGAGGCTCGGCGCGGTCGATGTCGTAGACAGGTCAGGCATTGGTGCGCGCCACGACGCCTGATGTTGCTTTCGCAGCCGACGCAGCTCCTTCTGTCTACTTTTCCACTTCACTGATGAGCTCGCTTCATCTGTTCGCGGATCGTATCGTCGATGATCTTGCAGTTCTGGACCCCGACCTCGACGTTCAACTTCATGAACTTCTCGACGACAGACATCACGTCCATGTCACCATACTTGCTGCTGATGTTCACCTTGAGAGTGCCAGCGATGGCTATCATCAGACCCTGCACGAAAGTGCTGATCTGCTCCTGAACCTCTAGCTCCCGAAACGTCGTGATACTCTGCGCATCGTAGATCAACCTCGTCCCTTCGACCATGAAGTGTCGAACGAAATTCTCGAAGAGCATGTATTTATCGTTGTCAAGGTTCTCCTTGATATCAGCAACTCCGGGGTACCTCTCGTCCAGCTTCTTGATGATTTCTTCTATCATTTTGTTATTGATCGTCACTTTACACTCTCTCCTCTGTTGAACCTTCGTACGGCAGCAGACGCATCGCGGCGTTTACCTTCTGCCGGATCTCATCGTGCTCGGATCGCGGTGTCTCACTAAACAGGAGAACGAGACTGCTCGCGATCGAGTCCGCAACTTCGCTTCTGGTGGCCGCGCGTTTCTGCGCGTACCACTGAACCATCTCTGGTGATCCCATCCGAATGAGAATTCTGTCGTCATCTACGACGAATGGACGGAACTCTCTGGTGACGTACACCGCCGCCACTCCCGGGTTTCTCATGATGCCGATACCGGGCGGCGCGCGGTGTCCCTCGGGCATGTTCTTGTCGTTGCGTCGCATGCGAGGCTGACTGAGAAACGGACACGCGATTGCAGCGTAGCGCGCACAGTCGAGGTGACACGGCGGCTCGGCACTCGTGCCGGTGACGACGCACATGGGTCCGGTCACGAATGCCTTGTGTATTCCCAGCGGACATCCACACATCCAGCACCACGATCTCTTGATGCAGGTGATTACTGTCTCAGGGTACACGACCCTGAAGTCCCACTCACCCTCACGGTTCTTCGCGGCGAAGAATGGAACCGGGTATCCCTTCGACGTCACCGGACGTGTCAACATGCGGCGCGGTATCTCGATGTCGCGTATCGACGCGTTGAGTTGTTCTCGCTGAATCATGAATGTTCTCCTTTGCGACAAGCTCCTGTGCAGGAGAAGTCATCGTCACACGGCGTAGGCGGATAGGTTGATTTCGCGATCTCCTTCAATCGCTTAACTGACAGTTTCATCTCAGCACTGTTGAGCCAGCGTTCCACAGCTCGTGGATCGTGATAACCTTGCGGCAGGGCATCCCACGCAACGACGAACTCGCATATTGCAGCTATCAATTCAGACTCGCTCATGCGTCCTCCCTCACCTTGAGAAGATCCCTCAGGCTCTCGATGTCAGTCGCGGGCTTGAATCGCTCCTCCCAGAACGCGGCCTCGGCAACCCTGCCGTCGCCCCACCTGATCGAGTGATTGTAGAGCCCGCTGAGAAGCACGAAAGTCAGTGGTTCCCACTTCGTGCGACCAATTCTCGTTCGAATGTCCATCATGCCGCGAATGCGGTAATGCTGCCCCTCGACGGGCCACCGCAACCCGGGATACAGGAGCGTTGCGCCACGAAACGGCTTGCCGTTGACGCACACGACAGGCTGTCCAATGTAGAACTTCGCCATCACGCCCCCGCTCCCCGCATTGCCAGAGCCACGTCCCGGAGTGACTTCAAGTTCTGCCGACTGAAGCCACGAACAGCCTGCACGAGATCCCTTCCCTCGGGTGTACTGAGGACTTGATCGATCTCAACCTGATCGGGGGTGCCGGACACTGCCGCGTCGATGAAGTAGCTGAGCGGCTGATCGAGAACCGCGCACAGTTTCACGAGGACTTC